CTCCAGCGCATCCGACGCACGGACCACTCTTGGTCTAGGCGGGGCAGCCGTTCTTTCAGTCGGGACGATTGCCGGCACTGTCGCCGCTGGCGATGATTCAAGGCTGGCATCGGAAACCGCCAGCAGCGTCGGATCGCTAATCGCAGGCGCCACCGACAAAGCGACGCCAGTCGACGCAGACAATATCGCCATAAGCGATTCTGCGGCCGCAAACATCCTCAAACGCCTGTCATGGGCAAACGTGAAAACCGCTCTAGCGTCGGTATTTGCACGGCTCGCAGGAACCGCTGGAGGTCAAACGATTATTGGTGGAACTGCTGCCGGCGAAAACTTGACTCTGCAGAGTACGTCCAACGCCACCAAAGGCGCAATCATTTTTGGTACGGCGTCTAAATACGACCATGCGAACGATCGTCTTGGTCTCGGCACACTGACGCCGACTGCGAAGGTGCACGCGCTGGCGACAACAGAGCAGCTCCGGCTCGGCTACGATGCCTCCAATTACGTATCTACAACGGTATCTGCTACCGGACTTGTCACGATAGCCGGAACGCTAGGGCAGTACAGCTTGGCCGGTCCAACCGACGCGCAAGCTACTGCGACGCTCGGCAGTCAGCTCATCACAAATTGGACATTCGCCAGCGATTTGTCAGGATGGACGGCCGGCGCTGGCTGGTCATGGGCAGCTGGCGGAGCACTGCATACAGCCGGCAATACCGCTACGCTGGATCAAGGTGTGGCGGTCACGAACGGGTCCACATACCAACTAGAAATCGCAATATCGGGGCGCACGGCTGGAAGCATTGCCGTTGCTCTTGGTGCTGTCAGCGTTATCGAAAGTAGCACGGGAACGGCATTTACAGCAACCTTTTCCAGGACGGTAGTTGCCGGGGCGACAGGGACAGTATCTCTGGCCATAACGCCGACGACCGATTTCAACGGGACCATCGATTCAGTATCCATGAAGTTGGTAACGCTTGGATCATTCCCGGCAACAATGCGATTTATTGAGGAAGGTTCAGCCGGCATTGAAATACGACAGTCGTTAGTGCGTGCCAATATATCAATTGGTCGTGACGCTGGCCGCAGCATCACGACAGGCTACAGCAACTGCAACTTTGGCGTGAGCGCTGGCTACAGCAACACGACAGGCCACAGCAACAGCAACTTTGGCGATGTCGCTGGCCGCAGCATCACGACAGGCTACAGCAACTGCAACTTTGGCGTGAGCGCTGGCTACAGCATCACGACAGGCTATAGCAACACCAACGTTGGTCGTGACGCGGGCTACAGCATCACGACAGGCTATAGCAACACCAACGTTGGTCGTGACGCGGGCCGCAGCAACACGACCGGCTACAACAACAGCAACTTTGGCCAGGCCGCGGGCTACAACAACACGACCGGCTACAACAACAGCAACTTTGGCCAGGCCGCGGGCTACAGCAACACGACAGGCCACAGCAACAGCAACTTTGGCCAGGCCGCGGGCCGCTATTTAGCAGACGGGTCAACCGCACTAACTACGCCCACAAACTGCGTATTCCTCGGCTCATTGACAAAAGCCTCGGCTGATGGCGTCACCGCTGAAAACGTCTTTGGCTACAACGCCATCGGCATCGGCAGTAATACAACGTGCATAGGCGCATCGAGCAATACCAAAACGCAGATCTACGGCGACATCATCCTGGACAAAACCGTCACCGCTGCCGGCACCACTGGCGCGCAGACGATCAACAAGACCTGCGGCAGCGTGAACTTTGCAGCTGGCGCTACCTCGCTCGTCGTCACAGACAGTCGCGTCACAACGGCAAGCGTGATCATCGCCACCGTCGCCACCAACGACGCGACGATGAAAACAGTCCTTGTCGTAGCCGCTGCCGGAAGCTTCACCATCTACGCCAACGCCGCCGCCACGGCAGAGACGCGCGTCAACTTCATCGTGATCAACTAGGACAAAAGCAATGCCACTCAATCGAGACGACATCATCAGCGAGGCCAACGTCGCAGGCTCTCGTGGGATCACGTGCGACCGGGCGGAAATCGTTATTGACCCGATCACCCGCAACCTGCGCGTGAACTTCAACTTGGTCAAGATCACCGTCCTGTCTGATAACACGATATTCCTGGAGCAGCAAATGCCGATCAGCGTTGATCTGACGGACGGAACCGGGACAAAGACATTCCCGATCTATAACCGTCGCACCGGGCTGCCATTGGCAGGCAATCAGACGCGCCCTTACGACACTCTGACGCGCGATCTGATTTCCCTGTTTTTCGAGACAGCCAAACAGGCAGGGGTGGTGTGATGCCAGAACCAGACTACAGACAATCAGACGTGACGGGCCAGAAGTGGCGGCGCAGCTGTCACGGCGAATTCGACAATGCGCACGGCAAGGTGCCGTGGATCCGGTTTGATTGGGAAGACCGGGTGGCGCTCGCAGACGGCACCACTCTCGGCACGCCGGCAGGGGCTACTCTGCGGCACTTCAACGATCCGACGGAAACGCTTGCTCTGTGCAATCCTGAGACCGGCGCGCCGACCGGGCAAACCATCACGCACGGCGATTTGTATGCCATCCTCTGGAGCCTGGCGATGGAGTCGGCCGCGCTGCAGGATGCAGCAGAAGCAGAGGAGGCCGCACGCCTGGCAGCCTACGGGGTTGCATAGATGCGCACGCAGTACAGCTCGCATCGTCGATACCGCGAACAGGACGTTACCTATCGCGGCGTATATTCAACGGCAGGATCGCCAGCGATTGCTGATTCGCTTGACATTTTTTATGTCGACTTTGCGGTGATGTGCTCTTGTGCCGGAGTGCAATTCGAAGGAATTTTAGACACTGCAGACAATGAGCTTTTCGAAACTGTGAGTGCGAGCACGCATCGTTTGAGGTATGAGGCAGCAGGTTCAACCCTGCAGGCGTCAGCAGATATAAGCGTCGGCGGGTCGCTGTATCGCGTGGTGAACATTCCGCGCCGCATCTCTCGCAGTGAGATGGTCGCCGAACTGGTGAAACAGCCATGATAATCGATCTCGAAACCGCCATTCTGGCGCGCCTGACCGCCATCTGTCCGGTCGGATCTGTCCTTCTCGGCACATACGACCTGATCGATTTCACCGACGACAACACGGCGCCGGTTACTCTGCAAATCCGTTTGGCTCGCATGTCGCCATACGGCCAGACAGGGAAAACGGTCAGGCTCGGCCTGCAATGGACGTGCAGCGTTTTTGTCGACGTTCCGCTGGCGACCAATCAGCAGAAGACAGAAGCCGATACGATTTTGTCATCGGCAATGACTGCGCTTGCAGGATGGGAACCGACGCCCGGCCGTGAGTGCCAGATTCTCGACGGCGACGAAACAAGCTTTGACGGTCGCATTTTGCGCCTGTCGTTTGGATTCAATCTGCCGGCGCATGTCGTCGGAATTTAAGGAGCATTAAAAATGGGATCAGCATTCATTGGCAAGGCAAAAGTGCGAGTTGCTGCCTGCGCCGACGGCACAACTTTCGAGAATCGGCCTTTCCGCTACCTGGAGAACGTCAGCAATTTCCAATTCAGCTTCGCCGAAGAGGAAAAGAAGCTGCTTGACTATGCCAGCGCATCCGGCGGCGTCGACGCCTCAATCAAGCGCATTACCGACGCCACCGGCACGATGGACCTTCGGCACTTCACCGCCGATAACCTGGCGCTTGCCCTGTGGGGCACCACTGCCGACCTGACCGCCAACGCGATTGTCGACGAGGCTGGATACAAGATCGTCCCCGGGAAGTTCGTTCCGACGAAACGGCTGATCAACACGACCGTCGCGCCTGTCGTCAAAAAAGGCGCTACCACGGTCGATGTGGCTGACTACACCGTGAGCGCTGGCGGCATCACGATCGCCGCGGCGATCACGACCGCCGGCGTGGTATCTGGCGACGCTATCACCATCAGCTACACGCCGCAGGCCGGCGCCGATGTCCAGGCCCTGATCACCAGCGCGCCAAATGTCTCGATCCACGTCGAGGGCGTAAATGAGGTCGACGGCAAGTACACGGTTTTCAAGGGTTTCAAGGCCAAGCTCGGCGTTGCGCAAAACGTCGGCCTGATCGGCGATGACTTCGGCACTCTGCAGGTATCGTTCTCGCTGCAGAAAGATGAGACGATCACGACACCAGGCAAGTCTCAATATTTCGAGATGCAGCAGGCGAGCTAAGCCGACATGCCGGCCACTCGCACCATTCAGCTAGGCGAGCGCTCCGTCACCGTCCGCGAATTGACGGTGGCGGACGTGCGCGCTCTGCTGATCACCGCGCCGCGCCAAGCCGACCCGCTGCACGCGCTCGCCTTCGACGGATTCGGCTTGCATGACCTCGCCTGCCAGTGCGACGCAACCGCCGACGACCTCGAGCCATTCGCGCCGAGCGATCTGCAGCCGCTGGTCGATGCCTGCAAGGGCCTGAACCCGCATTTTTTTCGAGTGCGGGCGGCTCTGTCCGGAGTCGCCCGGATGATGCTGGCCGAAGCCGAGCGGATGGCATTGACCGATCATGCATCGCCCTGATCATGGCGCACGGTCACAGCGACCCATGGCGCTACCCGTGGCGGACGTATGAGATAGCCGTCGAGCTGGCAAATAAACAGGCGCGCGCATGAGCACGAAAGTTGTCATTACCGGCGACGCATCGGGAGCCATCAAGGCTGTCGAGCGCCTGAAAACCGAGCTGAACGGCCTGTCTGCGCTGTCGACAAAGGCATTCTCCTTCGGTGGCGCGCTCGCAGGAACTGGCGTAGTTGCCGGACTCACGGCGATCACCAAGAGCGTGATTGACGCCGGCGATGCGCTCGCGAAGATGTCGGTCAAGACCGGCATCGCCGTCGAAGACCTGAGCAAGCTGCAATATGCCGCCGACCTCTCCGGCGTCAGCACGGAACAGCTTGAGAAGGGCCTGGTAGCCCTCGGGCAACAGATCGCCGCCGCCGGCGCAGGCAACCCGGAAGCCGTCAAGCGATTCGACGATCTTGGCGTCGCTGTCCGCGGAGCTGATGGAAAGATCAAGGCCGGCATCGATGTCTTCTACGAACTGGCCGACGCCATCGCCGCCCTGCCTGAAGGCGCCGCGCAAACAAACGCTGCCATCGGGCTTTTTGGGCAGAAGGTCGGAAAAGACCTCGTTGTCGCGCTCGCTGGTGGATCGGAAGCCCTCAAGGCAATGGGCGCAGAGCTCGAAAGCCTCGGGGGGCTGATGAGCACTGAGCTGGCCAAAGCGAGCGAGGAATTCAACGACAACATTGACCGCCTCAAGACTTTGGCATCAAGCGCCGGCGTGTCGATTGGCAATGCGCTGATTCCGTCGCTGAACAAGCTGCTCGGCGAGTTTATGGCCGCCAAGCAAGCCGGGCTAGGTCTATTCGATTCCGTCGCCGTGACCGGTCAAATCGCCCCGTTGGAGGCGTCGATTGATCGCGTCAAGAAAAAGCTCGCCGAACTGAATGCCGAGAAGGATTCCGGAAAGGGGCGCGGCCTGCTGGGCGCAATCACCGGCGCGTCTGTGTTCGATGACATCGCCAAGCAGGAAAAGCTCCTCAAATTCTACGAAGGCTTGCGCGGGAAAGAAGCCGGCCAGGACGAGGACACGACGGCAAAGCGCATCGTCATTGCAAAGCGGCTATCCGACACGCTGATCAAGCTCGACCAGCTGCGCGGCATTGCGTCCGGCAAAGTCTCTGCCGAAGTGCTCGACGACGACACCAAGCGCACCGCGGCGCAGATCGCCAACGCCGAAAAGCTGCGCGACGCACTGAAAACAGCCTGGCAGGCGAGCATTGACGGCGCCCGCAAGGCCAGCGAGGAAGCCGCCAGTCTGGTCAGCAGCGCCGCCAACATCCGCAAGGCTGGCGTCGACAAGGCCGAGGACATCCGCCGCAGTGCGCTGCCGGAAGCAGATCAGGCCGCGCTCTACCAGCGAGACTATGCTCGCCTGTCCGACGAGGCCGTACAAACTGCGCTTCTCGCCAAGATGGCCGCGCAGCAAGGCCGCCTGGAAAATGCCGCCCGCCTGGCCGACGAAGCGACCAAGACCGCCGAGCGCGCCGCCAGGGCCGGCGACAAGCTGACGGCACCGGAGGACCGCGCCCGAGCGACTGAGCGCGTAGCCGATGCGCAGGCCACCGCCGAGGAAGCCCGCGCCGAAGCCAAAAAACGCGAAGCCGCCAATCTTGAGGACGTCGCCCGCGCGCAACAGGCGACGATCGCAGACCTCGACAAGCAAATCACCGACCTGCAGACCAAGGCCGCGGCCGTCAAGGTGCAAGCCGACATCACCCAAGCCGTTGGCGAAATCGCCACCCTTCAGGCACAGCTCAACGCGCTGCAGGACAAAACCGTGACAGTCACGGTAAACACCGTCCAAACAGGCGCTGAGGCGACTACCGCAGACGTCTCGCTGGATGGCTTCGCGCGAGGCGGCTACACCGGCCCCGGCGGCAAGTATCAGCCCGCTGGCATCGTGCACGCCGGTGAATTCGTGGTGCGCTCCGAGATCCTGCGCCAGCGTGGTGCACTGTCACTCCTGGAGCGACTCAATCGCTACGGGCTGTCCGCTATCCCCGGCTACGCCGACGGGGGCCTGGTCGGCCGCCTGTCTGTCCCCAACGTCCAACCAAGCGAACCAGCCAACGCCCGCGCCGCCGCCACCTTCAACTTCCCGGGCATGGGCTCCTATGCCGCCGAGCTCAAGCCCTACGATTTCGACCGCCTGCAGCGAGACTTCCAACGCGAGGCTCTGCGCAGTGGTGGGCGACGATGAATACCACTTTCCGGCCAGCCGTCGCAATCGCTGGCCTGCACCACCGGGCACTCGGCAACCGCCGGCCCGGCAACCCGCTCAGGACGACCGAATGACGATCAACGTCAAGAGCCTGACGATTCACCTGTACGGCACGGGGCATGCTGCCCTTGCCACCCTCAACCGCAAACTGGAGCGCATCATGGCCACCCAAACCGAACTCGCTGCACAACTGACCGCGATCAATGCCACCCTGACCAAAATCGGCGGCGAGACGCAATCCCTCCTGGATAAAATCCAGGAACTCGCCGCCGCGCTGGCTCAGGCCGGCGAGACGACCCCAGAAGTCGACGCCGCTTTGGCTGCTTTGACTGCCCAAGCTGACGCCGTCGACGCTTTGGTGGCTGATCTCCCCGTCACGCCTGACCCGGTGATCCAGGACCCGGTGATCCCTGATCCGATCGTCCCTGATCCGATCACCCCGTAACCCGTCACCCACCACCTAACCCGCACCACCGGGCATTCGCCCGGCCGGTGCTGTCTGGCCTAGAAAATGATCATTCTCAAGCTTGGCACTCTGGAGATCCCGCTACGCGCCGCGCTCGACATCGATCAGACCTACGAGTTCATTGGCGGCGAAACGACCTTGCGCACGATTTCAGGCGATGGGATCAAGCAGGAGACGTGGAAAAAGACGCGAACGACGATCAGCGGTGGCGGCTGGATTCCGCCATTGCTGCAGTCTCTCGACACGACCGCAGCAATGCTGGTCGCCTGCGTCGCCCCGCAAGCGCTGCTGATGGACGTCGGGCGCCAGGCGACGCTGCCAGCGGCTCGCCGCTCCGATGCGGGTCATACGCCATGGGCGGTTGCCCTGCTCCCGGACGGCGGAACCCGCGCTGCCTCTCTCGTGATCAATGGCAACGTCGCGACTGCCGGACAGGTGATCGGCGACACCATCGGATACATCGTGAGCTATTACCCGCTGCTGACCTGCTGGGTCAACCGGCCCGTGCAATCCTTCTCCCGTGGTGGCGCGTCCTACCGCTGGGAAATCGTCGCCGAGGAGGTGTGAGCCATGGCTGTTGATGCACAATGGGCCTATGTTGTCGTCATGATGCCGCTATCAGCGGATTTTTTAGACGCCCGCGGCAACGTCACGATTTTCGGCACGCTGACGGAGATCCTTGACACCGTCGGATCCCCGTTTGGTGCGGGCGATGCGGCTTTTTTTGGCGGCTCGGCGTCCGGCCCAAACTACTCCGGCGGGTCTGTTGACGGCTACGTCAATCTCTCGACTGACTTTTCCATTCAACTCGCTTTCCGCACCGAGGATGGAGGGCATGGTGGAGCGGACGCAGTGCTGATTCAGATCGGCGAGACTGGCGCTGCCGGAACGATGCGCATCATCTGCAACGCATCCTCCAACCCGGCGCAGCTGCGCGTGCAGTGTGACTCCGGCGCAGGCTACGTCGACCTCATCGGCTTCGTCGCGACCGATGTATCTGACGACACATGGCACTGGCTGCAACTCGACCGCATCACGCATACGTTCTACCTCTGGCTGGACGGTGTCCAATATTCGACGGCGACGATGGCCGTCGCCATGGGCGGGAATGGCGTCTATCTCGGGCAGGACGGGCAATCGCAAAATCTCTACAAGGGGTGGATGGCGCAGCTGCGCATTACGGTTGCTGACTATCGGGCGAGCCACGCTGTTCCGACGGACCCCTGGCCGCGTCCGACCATTTCCGGCACCGTGCTTGACCTGGCCGGCCTGCCCATTCGCCGGCTGATTCGAGTCATCCCGCGCGCGCAGGGTGTGCACGTGCTATCCGATCTGGTCACAGGCCAGTACACCGCCTATCCGACGACCTACGACGAGCAAATCGTGCTCCGCATCGATACCGACACCGACCCGCCCGTCGACGGTGTCGGTGTCGAAAATTGCCTCGTCTATGATCGCGTAACACCTGGCAGCTGACCATGCCTTACTCGCCGCCACTTTTCGACGATGTCGATTTCCAGAGCGATGGCGTTGTCTACGCCCCGCCGAGCTATTTCGGAGTGAACTTCTGGCTCGGTGCGCCGCCGGTCATCGTCTATCCGCCAACCTACTCGGGGACCGCCGGATCGGGTGGCGGTGCGCCTGGAGCATCGGCTGCCGTATGGGCCGCCGTCGTCCGCATTGCTGGCGTCGACCTGTCATCCCGCATTGTCGGCGACATCCGCATCGAGGCAAGCGAGGGCGCCGCGCGCATCGCCGAACTGACTATCTTGCCCGCCGCCGGCTCAACATTCGCGATTGCCGACTGGTCCGGCAAGGGGCTGACAATCGACATTGCCGACATGTCGTCTGGCGTTGCCACCGACCAGCGCCGACTCTTCACCGGCCTGATAGATACGCCTGCGCTAGACATGGAAACGCGCACAATCGGCCTTCTCGCCACTGACAACCTCCAGAATCGCGTCGAAGCGCTCAGCGCTGTCTCGATTGACGTGCTCGTCCCTGGGGGCTATCACTCGCCGGTCATCTTCGACCGCGCCGCCCGCGGCTGGTCCCGCGCGCAGGATCGCCTGGCGACTGTCCCAGCATCGCTCGACCTGAGCCCAACGGGCGATTTTCGGCTCACACCATGGGCGCCGCGTGCCAGCCCGAACATCGCGTTCACGGACGAGCACATCCTCGACGGATCGCTACGCACGACGCAAGCGGCGAGGCACCAGATCACCAACCGCGTCGACATCGATTTTGCCTACCGCTTCCCTCGGGTGAAGACGGAAGGCTACGAAATTGCAGATACCTACGTCACGCTGGGCAGCATCGGTGCACACGCCGCAGCCGGTAACTGGTTCCTTACCAGGGCTGCCGTCGAAGCCGCAATCGCCGCTGCGGGTGGCGCAATCTCGACGATCACCTATACCGATTTGCCCGCATTCAACGTCCCGCCCTGGGTCATGGGGCCCAGCGACTACCTGCTGTGCATGGGCTGGGTTGCGCTCGTGAGCTTCGATTACGCTCAACAGATCGAGGAGCAACACCAAATAACCGTCACGGCTCCAGAATCCATTGCCGTCGTCGGCACGCTGCGCGATCGACTGTCCGGCGCACTGGTCGGCGAGTATCCACCGCTCGAAGCTGTCGAGCACAGCATGTTGCTCTACGCTAAGTCCATCTCAACGATCCCGCCAAAAGACCGCGCGACCGTGTCCAATGGCTTTACCACAAGCGCCGACGTTACGCTGACGACAGACACAGACCGCGCCGCAGCCAATGCCGCGATGGAAACGCTGATTGCCATCGCCAAGACAAAAATATGGGCATCACATCGCCGTAACAGCGTGTCAGCATCCGTGGCCTTGAATCCCGACATTGATCTGCCGAGGACAATCGGCATTGAGATCCCCGGCAGGCTCAGCGCGCGCGGCAAATGCCAGAGCTTGACACATACCCTGTCGCCCGCCACCGGCCAGGCGACCACCAGCTTTTCGCTTGCGATCTGCTCTGTAGCGGGCACCGGCATCGTGCACCCGGATACGCCAATCGCTGCTCCGTCCGGATCCTTGCCGGCAACGACGCCGCTTGCGGACGTTCCGTATGCCGATTTCAACTACGGCCCCAACGAAGACCACATTCTGACCGTCACTTTCCCGGCGGTTGCAGACAACGAGCGCAACATGTCTATCCTGCCGCTGACATCGAGCTATTCAGCGGAAATCCTCGAAGACCTGTTCGATGTGACGTTATGACCGTCTCACTACCACCGCCTCGTCCGCCTGTTGGCGCCGACCTGGTGCAATCCCTGGAGGATATGGTCACTGCCACCGGGCTATCCACCTACCGGGCGAAACAACTGCCGCCCTCCGTCTCATCCCCGCCGATCCCGGCCCGAACCGGCAAAGCCAGCTCTGCAGGGGCGCCGGTGTGAACGCGGACAAGGTCGTCATCGCCCGCGAACATCTGGCTACAGGCGTTGGAACGACTACGCGGCGTAACAAGGTATTGCCCGCGCCGATTCTGCTTGTCCCGATCCCGGAACGCATCGGCAAGGCCGGCCCGCGCCTGGCTGCTGGCGATTACATCGAGTTTGACTATGCGCTTCGCACGCTCGAGAACGACAACGCGATGACGTACCAGTACGAGATGCTCAACACGCCGCTGATCGGCGACATGGTGCTTTACCTCCAACCAAGGCCGCGTGACACGACTGCCGGCGACTCAAACTATTTCCCGTCGGCTGTCAAACTGACGACCACCGACAGCCTGTTGACGACCGATTACCAGTTGCCGCTGCAGGCCGCGATCATCCGCCCGATCGCCGGCGCCGACAGGATCGCCGGCTTCGTCGCCGTCAATCCGGTGTCCGAGTGGTTCCCGAAAACCGACATCGTTCGCGGGCCAACCGGCGTGCACGCCATGGTGCGCAAAGCCAAGGTCGTCGACATGTTCGTCGACGGAGTGGATGAGAAACTCTACCTCAAGCCGCCTCCCTACGCAGCACCGGCTGGCAATGGCCTGTGCGTGCTCGATCAAATCACGAAGCTTGGCGACCCGTGGCACGGGCTTATCCAGGGCGGCACGATGCGCTTGCCAAACGGGGCGACGAGGCCGGCGGCAAGGCCCGGCCTGGTTAATGGCAACCTCTATGCGCTGGTGCCCTATGGCGTCACGCCAACAGAATCAGCAGACGCCGCCGATGTCGCGGCCGGCCGAACCTGGCTGAATTACGGCCTTCTCGCAGGCTTCTGTCTCTACGAGCAGTCCATCGCCGTCTATGGTGCATCCTGGGTCTACATCGCCCCGGATAATTCCACCTGGCGAGTCCAATATACGCACAGCTTTGACCTTGGCGTTTGGGGGCTAAGCCTGCGCTTTTATCCGCTGCGCCGAACATTCCTGACGCTGGACAAAGGGGGCGGTCTCGTCCAAACGATTTTCGCACCGATCAACCCAAGCAGCTCGGCTTACAGAAACGGCGTGCTGTACGACATCGACAGCAAGGGCGCCAACGCGGTCTTATTCAACGATTTTGGCGTCAACCGCGGCGCGTCGCTGATCAACATTCAGGGCATTCCGCCGGCTGCAACGGCGACCAACACATTGCTGTGCGACGGGTCTCCAGCTGGCAACGTGTACAGCATGTCAAAAAGAGTTATAAGCAGTTTCAGTAAAAAAACGTGGCTTTATCAGACGCTGCGTTTCAACGAGGTTACGGGCGAGTCAATCTTTGGTCCTGAGACAGAGTACACGCAGGACCAACTGATTCCGGACCCCGAGCCACCCGATTTTTTGCCGCCACTGCCACAACCAGATTTCCCTTGGTCGCTCGGGTGGCGGATTGGATGGAAGGAGACGAAGCAAGGAAGTACCGTGTCAACAGAGTTGATCATCGGCTATGCGTTCGACGCTGCCGATAATCTGCAGGAAGTGCTTTATGTAACTGTCGAGATTTATGCATCCACGGAAAAACCTATTGCCGGCAATGAATATGCTTTTAGACCGCCTAGCGTGGTTACTGGCGACGGTGGGTCGTATACGCATTACACAAAAATCGGAGGCGTCGTAAGCGATCCCGTCGAGTGGCTTTTCGACGGCATAACTCTAGCCAACGCAACGCCGAACGCCTATGGCGAATTCTTTATCTACGGTGTTGGCAACATAACGTTGAACGTAGAACGGTACACGAATCGAGTCTACGGCATGGCTATCAGAAAAATCGGCGAGACGCATTTTAACTACCTGCCGCCTGTCTCGCCTGATGGGCCGTCGCCCTATGTGGCAGACATCGTTTCAGCTTTCAAACCTTTTGCCACTTATCATCCGATAAAGCAGCTATTGGTATGGGAGACCGGCTTTGTGCAGTTCATCTAGGAGGTTTAAACCAAGCCATGTTCACACCCCTTGAGCTTGAGCTGCTGCGACTCGCCGCTCCGATCGCCGCGGCACTGTTCGCCTCGTCATCCGGCATCGCCGTCGCTGTCATCAAATGGTACTGGGGATCATTCGTCGAGCGCATCGATGCCCTTGGCGGTTCCGTGTCCGCAATGGATAAAAAGCTGGGCGTATTCGAGGCAGACGTGCGTGCCCAGCTCGCCGAAATCCGCAGCCAGACCCAACATCGTGATGATGTGATGGCCGGAAACGTGGCTGCGAGGATCCAGCGGATCGAAGGCATCTGCGAGACGCAGCACGGCATCAAGCCGCTGCGCCGTCACGACGACACCGGCGGCGCAGCGTCCTGGCTGCAATCGAGCGACATCACCGGCATCGGCGCACGGTGAAGCGTCGCGCCAGGCTGAATTGCTGGCTCGTGGCGATGTGGTTTTGGGGCGCGTCGTGGTGCGCATACCCGATCGCGATTCGCCGGTCACACGCCTTTCCGCTCGTGCCACACTTCATCGCCACCCTGCCCGGCCGCTGGCGCCGATTCTACGCCGTCGAGTACATCCCGCCGCGCAGACGCCGTTGGACGCTGGATGATTTCGTACTCCTGTTTCGTGGGCGATACCGCATGACGGAGTATCGAGCGGTGTCCGTGCGCTGGTTTGATTCGCGCGAAGATTTGCTCGCGCATCAGGGGCGCGCGATCGGCGATCGGGAAATGAAAGGCCGCCCGTAGGCGGCTGGTTGTGCTGTCCCTTTTTCAGCGGTTTGCGGTACGCCATCAGGGCTGACCGGATCATTTTTCGGCCTTTGATCTTGCCGTTTTGCCCTGTCGGATTGTCCGGGCCAGACGCCAGCGCGGTCCCCGCTGGCAGGTATCAGGGTCTTCTCAAGCGCCCCTGCGGCGCCCCTCAGCAGGGGCCGTTCGCCTGCGTCTGGTTGATGGCGCATTGTGCGCCAATGGTTGCTGTTTTTGATGCGCGGCAAGCTTGCGGCTACTCGTCGTCGTCAAGCGCTCTAAAATACAGCCCTTGTCCTGCAACATTGGACTTCTTGTATTTCTCGATTCCAGCGGATATTTCCTCTGCTGTCAGGAAGCCGCCGTTAATAGCGTCTGCAATACATTCGGCTTCGGTGTCGCCAAATCCGAAATCTTCAAAACCGCTCGTCAGTGCCATCTTCATTTTTTTGCCCTCAGTTTTCTGAAGCTCTTCCCGAAGCCAGCTGGTGGTTATGCTTCGTCAGGATCTCGTGTGGCGACCTCCTCGCCGTGGTGTTTTTATAGGCCACTGATATTCAAAGCCAGGAGCACCCCGTGACTGCATGCCGCCACAAAGCAATTCATCCGGCGCGTCCATCATCCGCCCATGTTCGGCGGCTTCGCGTATCGCGAATTCGTTCATGTCCTGCCTTTCTTGCTCTTCCCATTTTTTTCGGTTTGCTATCCGAGCGCGCAACTCAGCCCGCAGCCAGGCCGTTCGCCCGAGCCGCTGCCACTCCTGCGCCTCGGCTTCCGTGACGTTGGCCACGATTCTGACGCTCGCTACTTCAGCCGGCGGCTTCGGCTTGGCTCCGGAGTTTTCGCGCCGTCCGCCGCGCTTGTTTTGCTCAGACATGCGATGCTTTCATGTCGACGATCAGGTTGCGATTGAAATCTTCATTGACGACGCGTAGATACGCGCCCCCGCGCTCGCCAAACTGCCCTCCGCACTGGCATCCTGAGATGCCGCATAGCGTGCGCCTGGCGCGCACCACTGTTTCGCGGCTGACTTTGTGATAGCCGGCGAAACGGCCATCCTTGATTTCAACCGGGGCAATCGTGACTTCCGTTCCGTGGAATTCGTTTGTCAGAGTAACTCTCATTTCGCTCTCCTGTGTTTGTTGATCGAATGACTACATTGTCCATGATAATCAAAGTAAGTCAAGCGATTTTTGACAGCCACGTCGAAATATTTTTCATGCCAAAATGCTGAAATCGTTTCCGCAACTGGCCATTACAACAAGCAGCCGCAAGGCATGCAGGAGTGCAAATTTCCCATAGTTGCGGAAATAAAGCGACCATATATGCTTGATTTCGCTGAATTGTCTGTCAGACGGCCAAACAGCGCGCTCATGCCGCCTGCAGCTCATCGGCCGCCTGGACGATGCCGCTTGCTTCGAGCTCGATCTGTATCTGCTCGGTCATGGAGTAGCTGATCAGCCGCTCCCTGGGGATGGTGAGGTATGCCGCGTGGCAGCGGTCGGTCACTGTCTCCGCCGCCTGGATGAGCTCGAGCGTGAGCAGTTCGCCGGCGACCAGGGCCAGGTACAGCTGGCGCAGTGGTGTAAGGTCGATCGGCAGCGATTCGCCGGCGACAATCCTTTCCCAGCACGCGACCCAGCCTTCGAGCGCCGGGCAGACCTCGCAGCGATCGCCGCCCCATATCTGCATGATCGGGCGATCGCCGACTGCGTCTATCTCGCCGCGTTTGAGCACCGCCAGCAGCTGGTACAGCGGTGCAAAGGTCTGGTACGCCTGATGGATGTGCGGTGCGCGCTGCATGTCCTGTCGCGCCGTCTTGCCGGGGTTGTGCCGCTTGCGCGGCTTTTGCGAGCGTGGCATCGTGTCACCTCATGTGCTGCGTGTTTGGCTCGCCGGTCCGCTTTTCTTCCCGCTCACCAAAAATTGGCTAGGCGTCCGGCCAGGTTCTTTGCTCGGTGCTGGGGTCAGTTTTGCTGCCATTGTTCGCCAATCAACTCGGAAAACTCGGTGGTCATTTCATCCGATGCGTCATCAACGCACCGCCTGCAACAGGCACGACCTCGAGCGTTCCAGTGCCCGTATTGCTGATTTTCCGGTCACTGAGCGTTTGCGGCAAAGCAGGAATTTCAGGTTCATCGATTCCAACTTTCTTCCCGGAATTGACCAGCTTCGTGTAATCGATTTCGCATCTTGCAGTGTCGATGATCCTCCCGGCAAGGTCGCAAACGGCACGTGACTGCTGCAAAACCTCCGGCGCTGGATTTTTTTCCCTGATGGCAGCAAGCTGCGCAAAGAGTTGATCCCGGAGCACGTCGAGAGTCGATGGAACGTCATTTTTCATCGGTGGTTTTCCTCCTGATTTGTCGTAAAAGTGCGCCTTTAAGCTGCCCGATATGCGCGATTTCCGGGCCGTAGTTGTGAATCGAGTTCCTACGCATCAGCTCTGCTCGAGACACAAGCTCGAGGTTATCGATTGCAACGTTGCTCTTGTCTCCGTCGCGAAATGTGAGAGCCATGCCTTTCGGAATCTTTCCACTACCGGCTTCCGCCCACACCAGATGATGAACCGGCACCCAGTCCCGCGGCGGGTAGCCGGTTTGGGTCATCTTGCGTTGGCGGTATCCGTGGATCAGTCGTTCGCTTCCAATCGGCAGGTAATTGTGCGGCAAGCTTTTTGGCTGAAAACGCGTTTGCACCGATCTTCCGCCAGCGTCATGTTTCAACCCCTTGTTCCATGTGGCGTGTCCCGGCTGGAAGCCCGTCCATCCCGGCGACTGATGCGCACGCCTGGCGCACTCCTGCAGGTGTGCTTTCATCCACAAAGGGTCTTTTTTGATCCTGAGCGCTACAGCCTTGTCATGCAGCTGCCCGGGCTTCAATCCGAGCTGTGCGGCGAGTTCATCCGTGCGCATGGTCGGATACCGTTCCGAAAAATACTGTTCTTCCTCGCGCGTCCAGACGTGGCGAGGATGATTCGTGCGCTTTACCACGCCACATCGTCCTGCGTCAGCAGGTTGTAGCCAGCGCAGTGACCCTGCCGGATCAACTCCGCGTCCACCTGCTCGTAAAGCTCCTCGAACGTTCCGTTGTTCACCAGCTCGACATCGGCCTCGATGCCGGCAACGCCTGATTCTGTCGGGTGATCCTGGTCGCAGCGCGGCACCCACCCGGGCCGCGTGACGCGCCACACTTGCCCGCCGTTCGCCCGGATGTAATCGGCTTCGTTTTGCATGCGCACATCAGTCACGACGAGCGAAATACCGCGCGCGATGTACGTTTGCACGCGACGAGCAAGAAGATTGACCCACAACGATTTTCCGATCATTTCTCTGCCCCATTCAGTGCCCATACTCCTCGCCAAGACTCGCCAACTGACCCCGACGCCAGGAATTTGCTTGTCCTTGTCGTCATACGCCTGAGCGCCGAGATTCATCGCCGCAAGCGCCTTTCGGATCGGCGCAGCAAAGCTGTCCTGGGCGAATCCACGATGCAGCGCCAGATACTCGCCAATGGTGTCTTTCCCTGAGCCAGCCTGACCGGTCAGTCCGATGATTATTTGCCGATTGTCAGTTGTCATTCGTCGCCTCAACTTTCATGCTCAAAAACCGCTCCATGATCCACGCCAGCATTTCATGCCGCGCGACGAATACTTCCTGGCGCAAAACGGGGCACGGCCGCACGCGTGACCACTCTACTGCGTGCCATTTCTCCGCGTTTCTGGTCTGCTCGAGCAGGCACAGAGAAAACACCGCGCCGACCCTTTCCATAGCTACCACAATGCCGTGGCTTTGCTCGCTGGCGATCACATGCAGACCTTCCGGAGCGACTTTCAACAGATCCCGGACAGCGCCTGCCGCAGCGTCCACAGTCTTGTTGAGCCGTAGCGGTGGCCCTGGCCATTTCTGAATCTGCGGATGACAGGCAGACATCAGCCGAACACCGCGAGAGCAAAGCCCATTCCGGCTGCGATCGTGGCGCAGTAGCACAGCCAAAACCAACCGGCTGCGTTGAGTAGCGGCCAGTATTCGGCAGATGTGTCTTCGCCGACGTCCAGGCTGCCGTGCGGAATGTCGTTTTTCATTCTGACCCTCCCACAATCCAGGCACCAAACCGAGCCCACCCGCTGAGCGGCTTCGCCAGCAGCGCAAACTGCCGGCCGTTGGTGTACAGCTTCATCCCTGGCCGCCTCGCTTTGCTCGCCTGCTCCAGCAGATCGCACACCCGGCTTTCCGGCTCTGCGGGGAAAAACACCGCGCACACCGCGGCGATACGCGGCGCGCTCATTTCGGCATCCATTCGACAAGGGCGCTTTCGAGCACGGTCTGGCGGATCACCGACCCGTTGGTGTGCGGCCGGTCGCAGACCACGTGCCATGCATTGCTACGCCAGGTGTTCAGGATCACCACTGCCTGACTGCCGGTTTCTGCAATTGTCACGTGGTCCCCGGGCGAGAACGTCGGCGGATAGGAAGCGTCCATTACGCCACCCCCCGCCGATTTTCACGGCCTTCAGCAGCAGCCAGACGCAGAGAAATGCTCAATTGCTCGTCCATCGCAACCTTCGCCGCCGCTCGCCAGGTAGCCGCCGCCTCGCGCAGTTTCTGATTTTCCGCCCGCAGAAGGTCGTTTTCCTGCTGCAGCGCATTCCCCTGTCTGTTCGACTCGGCCAACTTCTCGACCAGACAGTCCTGGCCGAAAAACTGCGTTACGGTTTGCGGTTTGCGCGCCATAAATATGTGTCCCACTGTTCCCTCCTGTGAATTTCCCGGACAGCCGGGCCCTACTGCTCGTCAGGCAAAAACGCGCGCGTCGCCCGAAAACCGACGCTCAGGTACTCACCCCACGTGAGCGCTGCCGACAGCGCGAAAGCGCCGGCGTCGCGATCAGAGGAAAATCCGCCGCCGCGGATCAGAGAGCGTTCGTCCCATACCTGCCTGGTCCGCGGCCTGATTCCCATTCCATGCGTCCAACTGGCAAACGGCGCCGTGGTCAGGCTGATGGACGACTCCTCTATCACGTTTGCCTCGCCGTTCAGCCGGCCCTGAACGTCGTCAAAAACCCAAGACCATGCATTGCCGCCGAAGTCGCAGATTTCGTGACCGTTGTTGAGCGTCTTCCAGCGCTCCTCGCCTTTGTGCGGCTGCCACATGGCGGACGCAGGCTCGGCCAGATCGCCCTTGCGGATGCCCTGGCGCAGCTTGCCGTTTCCCGGCGTGCGCCGCGTCCAGTTCGACGCCATCCGGCTGACGTTCCAGGCGATCGCCAGCCATTGCGACTCGCGAATCAGCGACCAACCCATTGCCCGGCAGTGATCGATTGCACGCGGGAAACTGGTCCGCACAAGAGGCGGGAAACCTGGTGCAGAAAGCAGTTCTCCGGACGGCGATCGACTGATCAGAAACTGCGAAACCTCGAAAGCCGGCACGATGCGACCATGCGGCAGGTGAGTTTCAGGAACCGGGATGAATTTTTGCTGCTGACTCATGGGCGTTCCTTGCTGGGTTGTGGTTGTCTGAACTCGTCTCTCCGAGCTGTCGCGGGGCTTTCGTTTTCCCGTTACGCTGGCCGTGGCGCCAGTCCCTTGAAATCAGCGCAGCGTTCGACATTCCCGTGTCACTGCAGCCGTGCCTTTCAGTTCGTGGTTCTGTCGTTGCGCGGGCCTTCGGGGTGCTGCGCTCAATCAGTTGCGGTAGCGGCGAACGACGCTTTCCTGCACGACGCGGACGGTGCCGGATCCGTAGCACTCGCCGACGTGCGAACCGGCCGGCAGCATCGTCGGGGCGTCCATGGCCGCCAGGCTCGTATCGCGCTCGACGGCGCAAGCGGAGCCTCTACCTTGATGACGAAGGCCGAATACGACTCTGTAAATTTGGGCCGCTGGCAGTTGGCAGATGGTCGGCATGTGTTGACTCCGTCGGTTAATGTGGACATAATCGCAAATGCGCTTATAGATGTCAAGCGCAAATGCGCTTTTGAAAGTTAAAAAAAACCGCCAACTTGGCGGCTGGTGTTCCATGTCGGTGCGCTACCTGGGCCGATACGTCGGCGGCGCGTTGTAGATCGTCGTGCGGTTCGTGACCTGGTCGGGCTCTTCCATGCCGCACGCCGAATACATCCGGCGCCGCGCGGCGCCGATCGACGCTGCGTCCTTGCGGATCGAGCTCGCGTCGACGTCATAGCTCCATTGCGCCTCCTTGCATTCCCGGCTGTTTTTTGCCTCTGCTCTGAGGTCGCTGCGTGTCCTGCCCGTTGTGATCGAGCGCCCGTTCTCCGCCTCGGAAATCATGCGCCAGTGATCGGCGGTCAGTGCAAGGCCTTTCGCGCGCGGTATGTCGCCGGATCCAATCGCCTCGGCGACCTTGGCGTCGAGCATCGCCGCCTGTCTCTCTGCTGTCGATGGCTGCCGATAGCCGTCGGCTTGCCCGCCAACAGCCTCGGCCCGCATTTGCTGCTGTCGGTCAGTCGTCGCGCATGGCACATCGCGGAAGCTCGTTGATCCGTTGGGTGCGACGCACTTGTAAAGCATGCCTTGCGCACTCGCCGTCCCGTAGCAGGCCAGTAGCGCAACGAAGAAAACAGGGGTCCGGCTCATGGGGTCTCCTTGTGTGGAAATGGTCACGAATGGACCAGGTTCAAAATGCTGTCGTCGCCTGGCCGTGACGAAGTTACTCGCTGCGGTGCTGGGGCCCGGGCACCATCATACTGCGGTAGTCTGCGAGTACGATCACTGCACACCGTGATTTTTCATTTGGATGCTGGTGGTTGGCAAGCGCACCCCTGACGGCGCCGAGGGCGAGCTGTCGGCCGTTGGGGTCAGTTTCCTGCATCAGGCGAACCACTTCGGCTATCGCCGAGTCTTCCACAGAATAGCCGCCGTTCTTCGATTCCGCGCGCATGGCCACTACCAAGGAGGGCTGCGCGCTATACGGAGCTGGCCGGAATTCCTGCGGGCCGCGGCCTTCGGCGAGCCACAATGCAGCGACGCCGAGCACGTCAGCGACCCGCGCCAGCACCGTTGAGCCTTGGTTTCTGCCGTTTTCGATCGAGGCGATTGTTGTCTGGCCGCACTTCACAAGCTTAGCCAACTGAGCTTGGGAGAGCCCCTTGGCGTGCCTCGCCGATCGCATGCGTGACGCGAGCGTATCCATAGCGCAATTGTGCTCCGAAAAAAAAGCGCATAGGCGCTTGCAAATCAAGCGCGGTTGCGCTTAGAATCTTCGTCATGGACTGGAAACGACTTATTCGAGAGCTGCAGCAGCAGATGACGCAGCGAGAAATTGCGGATGCATGCAACACCGGACAGAGTCACATCTCTGCTCTGGCGCGCGGCGTAAGGCTGGCACCGTCGTGGGAGCTCGGAAATAAGCTCATCACCTTGCACTCCGAGCGCTGCGAAAAGGTCGCCGCGTGACAACCGATCTCCTCCCCTGCCGTGTCTTGCCAACCCCGCGGCAGTTCGCCGGCCCTTCGGGGCTGGCCTTTTTATTCTCGTAGCCATGGCTGCAAGACCTGGCCCAAGGCCATCAGGCCGCGTCAACCCAGTCAAGACCATGCTCGACGATGACGAGTACGGCGATCTGCAGGTCTTCAAGGCAGTCAATGGCATTTCGTCAGACTCCGAAGCGTTGGCTCTGGCCTTCCGCCGCTTTTCCCGCGGCGCGATCGGAAGCTTGCCCGATCTGTCTCGGATGTGCTGTCCATCAGCGTCCATCAATAGTCCACTGAAAGGAGCGCAGCGTGCAGCTTGAGCTTGACCCGGCAACCCTTGCCGACGTTGAAATGCTGGCCGATCGCACCGGCCTTCCAGTGGTTGAGGTCGTCAAGGCCATGATCTACACCGGCATGTACGGCTGCACTCATCCGGCCGTCGAAGCTCTCGCGAGCATGCTGTCCAACAGAGTCCCGAGGATTGCGGCATGACACCAGCTCAGAAACGTCAGGTCTTCCCGATGCGACCGACCACCCCAGCCGAGAAGCTGATCAACTCGGCGAACAGCTGCATCACCAGCGTCTGGCCACTGTCCGCGATGCACTCGGCAATGGTCGAGTACTGCACCACCATCAGCACCAGGCTCGATCCCCACCCATGCGGCGAACCTCTAGTGGACGCCAGGCGTTGAGCGACATTGTCGACCTCGCGCAGGCTGCCGAAGCGCTGCATTTGTCCCTATCCATGGCCGCAGCCCGCAATCAGCCAGGCCGACTGTTACCTGTCGGCTCCTGCCACAACTGCGGCGAGGAACTGCAAGACAACGCGAGCGCTCTCTTCTGCTCGGCCGACTGCCGAGACGACTACGAGTACCGCGCCAGACTCCTGCATCCCAAGTAGACCCCGCCCCCTGTCATGGTAAGCAAGCCGCTCTTGCGCAACTCATACGCAACCCCTCAACGCCGGGTAAAAGGTACTCCCGCAACCCTACACATTGCGGGTAATGCGAGGCGCCGGCTGGCGCTAGGGTGTGCGCTTTGGGCATAGGCAACCGTCCGTGACCTGGCGGAATTACGACGACGTCGCGCGGCAGCTGGCTGATGCCGGGCTGCTGATCGATTCCGACCGCGGCATCGAAGTCGGTACCGCTCGTTTCGTTCGCTGCAAGGTGCAGGGTGGCGGCGCCGAGAAGCGCGGATGGTACAAGCTGCACACGGTGCGCATGCAAACCACCGGTGACGACATGATCGGCGGGGCTTTCGGGATTTTCCATGGTACCGACGCGAACGCGCAGCGCATCGCGTGGAATCGTGAAGACCGTGCGCAACTGACGCAGGACCAGATCGCAGCGAACCGCGCACGGGCGATCGCCGACCGCAAGGCGGCAGAGGCTGAACTTTCGCGCGGCTGGGAAGCGGCCGCGAGCAAGGCCGGCGCCTGGTGGCGTGGATGCGTCGATTCCGGAGAGAATGCCTATTTAGTCCGCAAAGGTCTGCCGGCTGGCCGGCTGTACGGTGCCAGGCTATCGCCGTCGGGAAACCTGGTCGTGCCGGTGCAGGATGCGCGTGGCAAGACGTGGGGTCTCCAGGTGATCTACCACGACCCGGCGGTGAAGGCTCGAAAGAAGCGCGACAAGGATTTCGCGCCGGCCGGGCTGCTCGTCAAAGGAAACATGCATGTGATCGGCTCGCCGATGGCTGGCCGCGTCACGTTGCTGTGCGAGGGCTTCGCGACCGGTACCACGCTGCACGAGGCAACCGGGCTGCCGGTGATTGTCGCCTTCAGCGCCGGCAATCTGCTGCCGGTGGCCATGGCTGCCAACAAACACTACCGCGGTTTGAAGGTTTTGGTCTGTGCCGACGACGACTACCTGCAGACCTGCAGCGCATGCAAGGCGTGGACCACGGTCACGGACCCCGAGTGCATCGACTGCGGCGAGCCGCACGGCAAGAGCAACGCCGGACAGCTGGCAGCCGCCGCTGCCGCGCTCTCCGTTTCCGGAGCGGTACTGACTCCGATCTTCCCTGGCGATCGGCCAACGCACTACAAGGGACCGACCGACTTCAACGACCTGCACACGCACCCCGATGGTAGCCTGTCGATGGTCGCAAGGCAGGTCGAGTCCTCACTCTCGGCGCTCGGGTGGGCCGTGCAGACGCAAACGCCCATACGGGCGGCAGTCAGCGAGGAGGGGGGAGGGGATTGTGCGCGCGCTCCGATGCGGGGGCTCTATTCGCTGGACGAAGCGTGCGAGCGATGGACGCTGCTCTACGGGGCGGGCGGCGCTTATTTCGATGAGGTCGAGCATCGCATCATCCCAAAAGCTGACGTCTACGCACTGATCCCGGATCATGCGGCGCGAGATTGGAAGCTCAGGCCAGACCGCAAGGTCGCGCGCATCGAGGAAGTCGGATTCGACCCGACAGAGAGCGATGAGCGTGTGCTGTGCAATCTGTGGGGAGGGTTCCCGACCAAGCCGAAAGCCGGCGACTGCCAGATCCTGCTTGACCTCCTGCAGTACCTTTGCTCGCTCGAAAGCAACAGCCGCGAGGCATACGACTGGGCGTTGAAGTGGCTGGCGTATCCCCTACAGCACCACGGCGCCAAAATGAAAACCACGTTGGTTTTCCACGGGATGCAGGGCGCCGGAAAGAACATATTTTTTGACGCGATCGCGCGGCTTTATGGCGAATACGGCGGGACAGTCGATCAGTCGGCGGTCGAAAGCCAGTTCAATGACTGGGCGTCGCGAAAGCTGATGATCATCTTTGACGAAGTTGTTGCCCGGGCTGATCTCTACTTCCTCAAGAACCGCATCAAAAGCCTGATCACCGGCGACACGATCCGAATCAACACCAAACAAGTGGCTGCGTGGCAGGAGCGAAATCACTGCAACGGCGTGTGGCTGTCGAATGAGCTGCACCCGACGGCCGTTGAGCTATTCGACCGCCGCCACTTCATGATCTGGACTCCACCGGCTTTGTCGCCGTCGTTTTACCGAGAAGTGGCCGCCTGTCTGGCCAATGGCGGAGCGGCGGCGCTGCATCATCACCTGATAAATCTCGACCTCGGAGATTTCGACGACCACGCAAAACCGCCAATGACCGACGCCAAGCGCGCCGTGCAAGAACTTTCAATGGGATCGATCGAGCGCTTTTTCCGGGACTGGACTACAGGCGAGACGCATTACCCTGTTTGCGCATGCGGTTCTGGCCAGATTTACCGGGCGTATGTCCGATGGTGCACTGCTGGCGGCGAGAAGCCGCGCTCGCAGAACAATCTCTCCGGCTACCTGGTCAAGCAAACCGACTGGTCGATCGCGTTGAAAGACGTTTTTGAGACGGCGCATTTCTCCGGGGCCTTGCGCCGCACGAGGATGGTGATACCGCCAGAGAAGGTTGTCACGTTCGATGCGTCAGACAAATCGACCGTCGAATACCTCAAGCGCCCGGACCGGACCGAAGCGCAGTGGGCAACCAACTGTTTTTTTGCCTTCAAGCATGCGCTGGGTGGCGACGAATGACAGAAATTCGCCAAAACGAACGCACCGAACGCACTGCGAACGCGCCAGCGAACGCACGCAAAGCCTTGCCACGTCTGGGGCCGAACGCACCGAACGCACTTTGCGTGCGCGTTACGCGCGGTACGTGCATGCATGCGGGAAGCACTCCGTCTATATGCAATGTGTCCCGCGTGCGTATGGGTGCGTTCGTTGCGTTCGTTGCGTTCGCTCCCAGCATCCATGCGGGTTTGCGTGCGTTCGCTGCTGCGTTCGCTGGCGAGCGGATGCGTTCGTTCGCGCGCGCGCATTCTCTACATTCTATTTTTTGAAAAAGAAAGAGAGAAGAAGAGATGGAAGATAAGCGAGAAGTCTCGACACACATGGAATATCCGGCAGCCTTTGCCAGGCGCCTCGGCGTGCATAAGTCGACCGTGTCCCGGGCGATCGCCGCCGGCCGCCTCGTGCTGGTCTCCGGCCAGCTGGAAATTGCCGACAGCCTGCGCCGCTGGGACGACACAAAACCGGGCACGCGCCCCGACGTGCTGGCGCGCCACGCAGCGAAACGCAAGTTGGTGGACGTGGTGGCTTGCCCGGCCGCAGAAATCGCGCCACGCGCGCCGGAATCGGCCGCGATGGAGGATTCAGGCGAGGAATTCGAAAGCGATGATGCAGCCTTAACAATCGCCGTTTATCGCAAACAGACCATGCAGGCTGAAAACAATCTAGCCAAACTCGCCACGCACCTGCGCACGGGGAGAGCAATTCCGCTGCAAAAGTTGATATCCGAAGCGCAATCACTTGGCAGCAACCTACGGCAAGCGCTCGAGCGGCTAGTCGATCAGACTGCACCGCGATTGGCAGCAACGCAAGACAACGCCAATCGCAACTTTTTGCTATCCGCCGAAATCCGCTTTTTACGCCGGACCATGCAAAAACAGTTCATTCGCTCCTTGAAAAACCTCCGACCGGAAGCCGCCAAACCGTGAGACAAGACGACTTTGACTTTTCGGACATATCGCTGCAAGAGTGCGCCCAAGAACGCCGGGACTCTTCGGTTCGCGCCATCGAAACGCGCGCCAAAAAAACCCGAGCCCGTATACACATGCGGCGCGCCAGAAGCGAAGCCGTACTCAACGAAGTCTTGCCACCTGTGATAGCTCCAGGGGATGCCTGGCACGTCATAAGTTCCGGTGACGTCGATTCCATGTCGTTTCTATCCCATCTTCTCAAACATTCCAAAATGCGGCACGTATTGCTATCGACCTGGTGCATGGCAATGCCGGATGTCGTCGCATTGCGAGACTACCTAATCTCGCAACGCATCGGCACGCTCGACGTCTACGTCGGCGAAATTTTCCCCGCCCAATATGCGGAAGAATACGAAACGCTATGCGAAGCCATTCGCCCGACAAACGGTCGCGTTGCAGTGTTCCGTAACCACTCCAAAATAATCGCGTGCGCGGCTGAACAGAACGCTTACGTCATTGAAAGCTCCGCCAACGTCAACACCAATCCGCGCACAGAGCAAACCACCATTACGGCTGATGCCAGCTTGTACCGCTTTTATCGCGAGTACTTCGACGCCGTCCGATCGTTTGCCCGTGATTTTGACGCGTGGACGCCGTCACGCGTATGAGCAAGCCGTTGCGCCTGGCCATGCCGAAAACCGCCGCATTCGTCGACGCGATTCGATCTGCTTTTGGCGCCGAAGTGGTCGACCGCGCGCTTCGCAACGCGCTTGCCGGCGGGACAGACTTTTTTGCCTCGGAGAATGGGCAGACGATAGGCAACAGGCTTCCGCCACCCGGCGCGAGCTAAACAGTGGACGAGCTGCACATTGTGCAGGATGCGTCAAGTGACGGAGCTAGAAAATGATCCGCGTCACAATTCAGGGCATGCCGGCGCTGATTGCCAGCCTCAGCAAGCAGGAAAAACAGATTCCGTTTGCCACTGCGAAGGCCTTGACCGTAACCGCTCATGCCGTCAATCGCGAGATGCAGACCGAGATGAAGGCCAAGATTGAAGGCGGGCCGACAGCTTTCACCCTGCGCTCGCTGCGTGTCAAGGCGGCGACAAAGGTATCGCTGGCCGCCGAAGTTTTTGTCAGGGACGACGCCGGCGGCGCATCGCGGCCGTATGTCGAAACGCTCGGCCAGCTCTACAACTCAGGCGCGCGCCGGTGGAAGAAAGTTGAAGGGCTGCTGAAGGGCCGAGGGCTGATGCCTGATGGATACCAGATCGTCCCCGGGTCGGCCGCTCCACGTAACGCTGCCGGCAACATCCGGCAAGCAGACTATGCCGAAATGCTCGGCATTCTCGGATCTGGCCTGCGCAATCTGCAGGTGTATCGCGCAACCGGCCGCGGAAAAAACAAGCAGCAAAAAGCCGTCGGATTCTTCGTGATTCCTGCCGGCCATCCTCGCCTGCTTCCCGGCGTTTATCGCCGAATCACTGCGAGCGGCACCTCGTCGATTCAGCCGTGGCTGATCTTCGTCCGCCCGGGCCGCTATCGGCAGATTTTCAACCTAGAGAAAACCGCGCGCGTTGTCGTCAGTCGAGTATTTCAGCCGGCATTCAACTCCGCGCTGAAGCAGGCACTGGCGACTGCACGGTGATATTGAGCTTGGCCCCTTACGTGATGGGCCCCTTACTTGACGCGCCAGCGCCGACTTTTGAGGAGGACGCAAAATGAACAAGCCGGACAGGAGAGAAGAATTCAAAAACGTGCGATGGCAGCAGGGGCGATTGCTGCTCACTGCCAACACTCGGCGCTGGAGTAAAGAGCAGCGCGACGAAGCTAACGACATCGAGCGATGCACGGCGTTTGCGAACTTCACAGCATCCGACAAAGGGCGAAGCAGAAACTACGTGTTTCAGTTTGCCAGCCGCGCTGAATGCAAGGCGGCTGTTGAATGGCACAACTACTTGCTAGAGACCACCAACGCAAAAGTCAGCGGCGCCGGCACGGCGTCCGCTGGACTGCCGGGTTCGGCGGCAACGTGAATACAAGCCGGGGGCCGGCTAGCAGCACAGGCGCCCCACCTACGGGCAACTGCGGGCAATGCCAGCGGAGCGCAGGCCGAGCGCGAAGCGAAACCCGCCGGAGAGGAACGGAATGGACCCGATTTGCGGAATGGAAACAGATGACGCCGGAAATCAAGAATGCGCGCACTGCGGAGGGATGGGAGAAGTGACTGGCGAATACCCAGGAACGACCTGTCCTGCATGCCACGGGAGCGGCGAAAGGAGAGAAGCGATGTTTGACGAACAACCGGATGGCGACCCTCACGGGGAGTGCGTGGAGGAAATTCACAGGCTCGGGAAAGAGGTTTCGGAACTGCGGGCCGCCAATAACCAATGGTTCGCTCTAATAATGGAAATCGGGAGGCGCGTTGGGTGTTTGGCATCTTCATTCCCTGACGCGAACAATCACATTCTGGGAAAACTTCCTGCCGTCGAGTCAAGGGCTGGTGCTCTTGGCCGAATTGCGGATGCTCTCTGCGAATACGTCGAGGACGATGCCGCCGACTCCGCCCGTTACCGCTGGCTGCGGCACAACAGCGGCTATTCGATCCGCTGCAGCCTGTTTGGCGAGGTTGGGATGCACGAACACAAAGACGCCGACCTGGACGCGCTGATCGACGCCCAGATGACGCCGAACCCCCAAGGTAAGCCGCGCCGCAAGGCGTCGGCTTGACCGACGTGTTAGGCCTGGTGGCAGATGCCCATGGCCCACCGAACCACCACCAGGCGAGGCCGCAGGCCTGGCCGCTGACAACGAGGCTTGCGAAGCAGGCCGGATAGGAGCGAGAAGATGAATCTGCAAGACCGCCCCCTGAAGCTGGGCACCAAGGTGCCCACCGCAATCTACACCGCCAGCGATGAGCCTGTCTGCCTGGTGGACAGCATGCAGGAGCGAACCGACGACAGAGAGGTGGCCCGCCGCCTGGTGGCATGCTGGAACGCCTGCCTTGGCATGAGTACCGCCAACCTCGAATCCATGCCAGGTCACTACTTTGGCGCCGTGGCCGCCGAGCCGCAGCGCAAGCCACGCGTGACCACTGCGGCTGAACTCAAGCAGCAGGCCAAGAGCGACATGAGCTGCGTGGGAGCTTTTGCCCGCGCGCGCCCCGGAAAGGCCTAACGCCCTGAGTTCACCGGCTGCGAAGCAGTCCGGTGCGACGAATGGTTAGACAAAGGAACCCCTATGCCGAAATGTAAATGCGAACATTGGCAGATATGTCCAATGTGCGCGCCCCACTTTTTTGACGCGGACGGTAAGCGGAAGCCACCAGAACTCACGCCACTGCAGGAGTGCCGCGCTGCACTTGACGCACTGCGTCAGGCGGCAAAAGAGGCTGCGGAGCACCTGCGCCACGAAGCCGCCGAGCTGAAACGGTCGCACACCATTTCCTGGGAATGGGACGGAACAGAGCCGGAGGCAATGGCGGAATGCAAAAGACTCATTGCGCTGGCCGACAGATTGCAGGCTAACGCCTGAATTCAGCGGCGCCCGCAGGGCGTCCGCTGGAATGACGGGTTGTGCGTCAAACGGTAAAAGTCGGCGCTGGCGGTACGGCGAAGAAAGGAAACGAAGTGGCTGAAAAAGTAGTGATAGGGAATGCTGAATTGTGGCACGGGGACTGC